GCTACCGGACACCCCCTGAAAAAATCCACCAAAACGATCAACATCCCGGCTCGCGGGATGATCCGCCCGGTCGCCATGACCGAAAAACCCCGGATCGGGGCTTACTTCAATATGAGGCTCAAGTCGCAGTTCTACAAGCTGTTCTACCGGGCGCTCGGCAGGGGAAAGGTCAAATGAGCGAAGCCGCGATAAGAGCCAAGATCGTCGAGGTCCTGGAGGGCGTAGCGGACATCGGGCCGGTGAACAACCGGTTCCGGTTCAGAAGAACGCTCTCCAAACTTTTAAACCTCTTTCGATCCACCCCCAGGGGGCCGGTGTGCGGCCACCAGGTCAGGCGGGAAGCCACATCGGCCCAGGCTAAAAACGATCCGGTGGTGGATCGGTTCCACCATTTCCGGATCATCAGCCTTTATGAACTGGACGATGAAGCGGCAAGCGAGATTGCGTTTCAACTGCTGATCGAGAACATGGTGGCCGCCCTTCTGGCGAACCACACCCTTGACGGGACCTGTGTATCGACCGAGCCCCTGCAGGTGGAGGAGATCGACGAGGTGGAATTCAAGGACAAACCATATCACCGGGCCTCCTGTTTGCTGGTGGCTCATGATCGGATGGAATACCCGTAACCAAAGGAGATCACCATGGAACAGGCCTACAAGGCCCACACAACCTATTATGACAAAAACCTGAACCCTATCAGCCGGGAGCAATACGAGAAGCTGCAAGCGGAAACCGCCACCGCCGCTGCAACCAGGGCCGGGAAAGCCGTCACCGCCGCCGCCAAGGATAAAGAACGCAAACGGGAAAAAGCCCTTGAGGCTCAGAAAAGTACCGATCCTGCCTTGGCTCCCGCTGCGACAATCGAGGCCGCCGCGACAACCACACCGCCCGACGAAAAGGAGAACTAAATCATGCCGATGCTACGCCGAAAATCCCAGGTCGCCGCTAAGCTGGAGAGTGTCGAGGGGACCGCAGAAACAATAGCCGGAGCCGATGTGTTCAAAGCGTTTGGGCCGGACTGGACGCCCAATATCGACCCCCACAAGAGAAACCCGGTAAAAGCCAATATGTCGAAAGAACCTAGCGTAATGGGAAAGCGGAGCGCCACCATGTCCTTTATGACGGAGCTGGTGGGATCCGCCGCCGGATCCGCTATCCATTTTGCGCCTGCCCTCAAGGCTTGTGGGGTTGCCGAAACCCTGGTTGCCAGTACCAGCGCCACCTACAAACCGGCCAGCGCAAGCGTACCCTCCGCGACCCTGGCCCTTTTCCGGGACGGCGGCCGAAAGCTGTTGTGGGGTGCACGGGGAAATTTCAAGCTCGCAGGTGTCGTTGGTGCCCCCGCGCAGTTCAATTTCGACATGACCGCAGCGGATTTTTCCGTTATCGACACCGCGCTGCTCACCACCGGTGTCAACCTGAACGACACCCTTCCCCCGGTGTTCCAGAACGCCACCGTGTCGATCGATGGCTTTGGCCTCACCATTCAGCGGTTCGAGCTCAACGCGGGCAACGTGGTGGGGTTGAGAAAGAGCGCCGCCGCTTCAAGCGGCCACCTCTCCGCGTTTAAAAAAGACCGTGAGCCCACCATCACCATCACGGTGGAAAACGAGCTGGTGGGAACAGAGGACTTCCTGGGGAACTGGCGCGCCGGTGCCCTGATGGCCTTTTCAGCCGCCTTCGGATCCGTCGCGGGCAACACCATGGCCGTCACCGCCCCGGCCCTGCAATACCAGAGCGTCAAGCCCACCGACCTGGAGGGAATCGACGGCCTCGACATCACCGCCCTTTGCTGTGGTGTCAGTGGTGATGATGAGTGGCAATTCCAGATCGTATAACCAACCACCGCCGGTGGTCGATGGAAGGCGGCCGCCATAACAAAAACGGACGAAAACAGGAGACTGAACATGCTGGTAGTAGACGAACAAGCGGTAACGAGAAGCGTTTGGAAAGAATGGAAGCCCAACCCCGCGCAACCGGGGATCCGGACCAAGCTGAAACCCCTCACCAACGACGGATTCCGGGAGATCCGCCAGATGGTCCCGGAGATCATCGAGGAGTTCAAGGAAAAGGGAATCACCCTCACGTTCGATGAGGCCCTCGACATCGGCATGTACCGCGAGATTTTCGAGGACTGGAACGAAAAGGATGTGGTGGATAAAAACGGCGACCCCTTGGGATGCGTTATCGAAAACATCGATACGGTGTGCCGCCTGTTTCCCGGATACGCCAAGTGGGCCGCACGGACTGCGGACGGGCTTTCACGCGAGCTCTCCGACAAGCAGGCCAAGTTGTTAAAAAACTCCAGGGCTACGCAAGGTTCCAGCGAAACCGCCACGCCGGAATAAAGTCGTGTAAGACCTGCCGATTGATGCGGGTTCTGGAGCCTGGCCGGGTTCCCGCATCGTGCCAGAATTGCAAGCCGTGTGAACTAACGGCCCAAAGCCGGGTGTATTGGCAAACCGCCGGGCGCTTTCCGTCAACCCTCCGGAGGGAATCCAGGAAGGTTTCGGTCCCTCGCCAGGTTAACGACGATTTGGTCTACGTCGAGCGGTATGTGGAAACGATCACGGTGGATTACCCCGCCGCCCTTTCCATAGCCGACCGGCTCCCCTGGCTGGATCCGATTTTCTTCATCGAGTGCCTGGAGGCGATCAAGCGAGGCTACAATGGCGAATGACGCCAGAATACAAATCCAGATTGACTCCGAAACCGGCAAGGCCACCCTGGTCAACCTTGGCAACGAGTTCAAGAAGGTGGCCAAAAAAGGCGAAACCGCCTTTGAGAAACTCGACAGGGGCGTAAATGAGGTCCGCCGGTCGATGATCCCCACCATGGGGATCGCCTCGCAGTTGGGGGCCGTCTTCGGTGCCTGGCAGATGGGACGCCTGGCCGGGGATTTTGTATCCACCGCCGTCGGAATGGAGAAGTACGAGACCACCCTGGGGACGGTGCTCAAATCCACCGAAAAAGCCAAGGGCTACATGCAATGGATCACCGATTTTGCCGCCTCAACGCCTTTCGAGATCCCCGGCCTCGTCGAGGCCTCCACCCGCCTGGAAGCCTACGGCATGAACGCCAAGAAATACATGCGAACCCTGGGCGATACCGCCGGGGCCATGGGCAAACCCATCATGGCCGCCGTGGAGATGATCGCGGACGCCTCTCAGGGGGAATATGAACGGTTAAAGGAGTTCGGCTTCCGTGCGACGGACGTTGCAAAGGCCGCCGGGTTCGCATCGGTCCAGATGATGAACAGCACCCGGGAGAATTTAACCAAGGGGACCGAGGCCCTCATGCAGATGTTGGAGGACCGCTACGCCGGAGGCATGGCGAAGCTGTCGGGCACCGTCGGCGGAATGTGGTCAAACCTCAAAGATCAGTACACGCAATTCCAGATGGCCGTAATGAACGGCGGAGTGTTCAATTATTTAAAAGCCGGGATCTCCGTTGTGCTGGAGCGCATCGACAAGCTCAAGGCCACCGGAGACATGAGCACATGGGCACAAAAAATTTCGGATACCGCCACCGGCGGGTTCAGTGTGTTGATTCGCGGAGCTGGCCTGGTGGGAGATGCCTTCCATGGTTGGAGAATCATCTGGAGCGGGCTGGAAGCCGGTTTTGCCGGGGTGATGGCGGGGATCACCGCCGGGTACCAGAAGGTGCTCGGCCTCTCCCTGAAAGTCGCGGAGTTTTTTATCGGCTGGAAAAGCGTTTATTCTGGTTTGCAGGACGCTTACAACGAGGTGACCGCCTCAAACACCGCATGGAATCAGGTCATGGAGGACTCCGCCGCGAAAACCGAAACACTGGCCTCAAAAAGCAGCTATTACACTCAGGCCGGGGAGCTGATCGGAAAAATCCGAACCAAGATGGATGAGTACAAAGCCGCCACCGAGAGCACCACCACCGCCGTGACCGCCCTGGGGGCCGAAACGGTGAAGACCGCGCAAGCCTCCACCGATGCGATAGATATCCACACGAAAGCCCGGAAAGCCTATTTTAAAAAGGCGATTGATTTTGAAATCAAATCCGAAGCCGATGCCTTTGCCGACCTGGAGAAGATGGCCAAAAAATCCCTCGACAACCGGGCAAAAGCCCGCGAGGAGTGGAAGCGCCGCACCATCGCCGCCGAAATAAAATCCGAAGCCGACGCCTACGCCGACCTGGAGGAAGCCTACGGGGAGCACGCCGACAACATGGAAACCGAGGCCGGAACCATGGCGGGCAACATGGCCGCCAAGATGGGAGAAAACCTGTTTTCGGTCATCACCGGGGAGATCTCCAGTTTCAAGGAGGTGTGGGACGCCGCCTGGAAGGAGATGGCCCGCCTGGTGATCGTGGATGTTGCCGAAGAAGTGGCCGGAGGGGTTTCCAGTATGATCTCCAGCGCCTCCTCCAGCCTGTTCAGCGGACTCGCCGGGGCCGCCGCTTCCGCATTGGGCAGCGCCGCCAGCGGGGCCGCCGATGCTGTTGCCGGTTTTTTCGGGTTCGATCGGGGGGCATGGGTGGTGCCCGAAGATATGATTGCCAGGGTCCACGAAGGCGAGGCGATCATCCCCGCTGAAATATGGTCCGCCATTCTGGACAGCCGGCGGATCGGGGCAAACGCCGTACCCTTTGCCCAGGGTGCCGGGGGCGGCCCCTCAACAGGTCCAGGGGCTTATGATTTCGATCCCGCAAATGTGGGTCAATTCAGCATGGAGGAACTCGGCCGCCTCGTCAGCATGGGGCCTGCAGGTTACATTACGGACTCGATGCAACGTTATGTCGGGCCGGGGAATTTCGCGCCTGCGAGCATTGTTCCGGAGCGGTCGTGGATCGGCAATTTAATCGAAGCCGTGTCAACGCCGTTCGTCGGTCGGGCCGCCCCCATCGCCGGGTTGATCGCGGATTATTTGAGAAATGAATCCCTAGGCCTTCCGGCCCGGCCGCACATCCAGACATGGAACCGCCTGAACCGTTATTATGATCGGGACACCGGAGGCTCTTCCGGTACCGGATACGGCGGAGGCCGTGGAGGAGAACACGAAACCGAGAGCGATCCCTCCGGAGGCATGGGCGGGGTGCTCCACGGGGGCTGGACCGATGGCCCGCTTTCGGGCTTTAAGGTCGAGCACCATGGCCGCGAGCTGACCCTCAACGAGGATCAGGTGTGGGCCGCAAGGCAGTTGGGTTTAAGAGGTGGTGGAAGCGGGCCTATTACGCTGAATCTTGCGATCGACGTTGCCGGAGACGAATTTTTTGCCACGGTCAAGGATATAGCCGTGGCCGCCGCCGACCAGGTGACCCGGATCAAGGCCCGCCGAAACATGGGAACGAAACCCCTCTCCCGGAGGCTGTAGATATGATGCTCCTCGCCACCAGTTATCTACCCTCCGGAGCCAGGCAGGCCAGCACCCGGAGGCTTAAGCTCGAAACCCCCTGGCCGGATCATATTTTACAAATGGGATCCCTCAGATGGGCATGTTCCTCCCGGCACGGCGGATACTGTCCCATGGAATACGGCGATTTGACTTACGCGCCGGAGATGTTTTCCAGCGACTGGCCACCGCCGATGAACTTTGCCGTGGACCTTGAAGCCACCGCCTCCACCGAAGCCGCGAAATTTACGCTGTTTGAAGGGACGGCCCATAAGCAGGAGTGGGGTTGTTTGGAGAACATGGGTTATGATCTTTATGGCCCGGCGGGATACACGACACAATTGCCGTCGGGCACCACCCAGGCCACCTACGGTGCCACTCTGGACGCCCTGTTTGCCTATGCCTGCAACGCATCCCGGCTCAACCTCACCCTGGACACCACCCTGTCAAGAAGCCCCTCCCCAGCCCTTTCGCATACCACGGGATCCGATCAGCTCTTAATCAATTTTCTGGATGAGGTGTGCAAGTCCCACACCCACCTGTTTTACATCCTGGAGGGGACCCTTTACCTGGTGGACTGTGAGGCGGATAACGGCACCGACACCGACACCGACGAACGCACCAACATGCAGCACAACACCTACGGCGGGCCGCCGCCGGTGTCCATGATCACGGATGGAACGAATTCGCCCACGTTTTGCTCCTTTCCCTATGGATCCGTTTACACCCAACCGAGCTTTGAAACCAACGCCGCCGCTGTCGCCGCAGCCCAGGCCAAGATAAAAACGATCATCGAGAAAGAGCAGATCACCCTCCGGAGAGTGTTGACCGGTGCCGCCTTTCCAGTGCCCGGCCGGAAATACACCTTCACCAACGAGGTGGACCTCCTGAAGGGGGTGTCAGTGGAGATGCGGGTTCGGGAAATAGAGGTGGATTTTAAAAACGATGATTTGATTATGACCGGAGAGGGAACGGTAACCGCCATATGAGATACCTCTACCCCAACAAAATATCAGCCGTTTGGGCCAGCGAGGAGGCCACCGGCTACCCCGTTGAAAACATCCTGG